CAAAAATGGTACGGTGGCAAAACATTTTCGCGCCCCAGTCAAGGTTAAGGCCAAATCTGCTAGAGGGGTCTCGTTTGAGTTGGAAATCCAACGCAAAACTGGAGAACCTCTAACGGATAAGGGCAACACTAAGATCAATGAGGCCAAGACGTGTTATTGCCTTGAAAAAGGGTGCGCCTCCGCGCCCCCCCAAAACTTTGGGGGGCTCGGGACCCACTATTTCGTAGCCTGCTGTGGGGATGATTCCCTGAGCATCGTAAATCGGAGCTTTTTTAAGGAACGTTTTGGGACCCTTGAAACCGACGCCTTGAAGGTGATGTGGAAGCAGTCCGGCTTGGACCTAGGCTACACACTCACCTTGAACATTGACCTAACCCTCGCCCGGGCGGAATACTGTTCGCGTTGGTTTTACCCCACACCAGACGGCACCATCCCCGGTGGCAAAATTGGCCGCGTGCTAAGTAGAGCGGGTTATTTCATGGATCTCCAAGATGAACAGACGATTTATTCGGCTGCGACTGGGGCTCTCCAGGACAATTTCCACGTCCCTTACCTACGCGAGTACTTCCAACGAGTACTACAATTGTGCGACAAGGCCCAAAAAGGGGCCCCCCAGGCATGGAGCTGGCACACCTCCATGAGACATGAGTATGATACAACAACGCTGCAGTTTGTTAACACGAAATACGGGCTCGTAGACCAGGATTTCGTCGATTTTAAAAAGCTGCTCGCGTCGGTTAGGTCCCTGCCCGTCGTCATTACTTGGGCGCCGCTCGCGCGGTGCCTACAAGTTGACGCCTAACCAACCAACAATCACACACACTCATGCCCAACCTCCCCCCAAAGCGAAAAAGTCAAATTCAGACTAAAAAGAAGAAACAACCACAACTATCCAACAGCAAAGTGATGGGACACGGTGATTACTCTCCTGAGATTCAGAAGCTTGCTAACCCTATGTCTAGGGTCGAAGCAAAAATCGATCATCTTGAGAAATCTCTTGTTCACAACAGCTCGACTACTGGGAAGGCTGCTTCAACTATCGGCCGAGCCTTGGGTTCTTTCGTTGGTCAAGGAGATCTTGGCGCTTCTGCTGGAAGCGCTATCGCAAGACTCTTCGGCCACGGAGATTACTCAGTCAAAAGCAATAGCTTGATGAAAGCCGCACAACAGTCCAGTTCTACCGTCCCTGTCTTCGGACCGGACGGGAAAAGAGGTGTACGGATCATGGAGAGGGAATACGTTGGCGATTGCATCGCCGGCGTCCTCTCCGGATCGGCGACCGCGTTCACGAACGCGGTGTACGACCTGAACCCGACGAACGTTGTCCTCTTCCCATGGTTATCCACCATCGCCCAAAACTTCGATCAGTGGGAACCCAACGGTATTATTTTGGAGTTCGTATCCACGTCGTCCGAGTACAACGGCTCGTCCCAAGCCCTGGGCACCGTTGTCATGGCGACGAATTACGACCCTTATAATTTGCCGTACACCACCAAACAATTTATGGAGAACGCGGACTACGCCTGTTCCACCAAGCCTGCAAATTCCCTGATGCACGGTGTGGAATGTGACGTTAGCGAGCGTCCAACGCCTTTGTTATACACCGATACGACCAATGGTGCCCCTTTGACGTCGACCTCCTTAGGTCGTTTTCAACTGGCCACCCAGGGTTGTTCCGCCGCCGGTGTCAACTTAGGCGAGCTATGGATATCTTACGATATCACGTTCTACAAGAAA